ACGAGACTTCAGTTTATCAACATTCATCTCAATAATTTCATCAATAGTTGTATCAAGACCCATACATGCCTGAGCAACATACCACATAATGTCGCCAAGTTCACGCTTTAGGTGAAACAAGTTTTCTTCATTGACAGGTTTGCCTTGAAAAATAATCTTTTTGACAATTTCAGTAAATTCACCTGCTTCAGCAGACATACCTACAGCAGCAGTAAGCAGTCGCTCGGTAGGAAATCCCTGCTTTTCCAATTCATAAAGACGAGCGGTGAAATCCGAATAGTTTTGCGATGGTAGAGAGGTGACTCCATTGACAAATTCAATATATTTTTTGGTATCAACATTAGACATCAGAAATTAAATCCCTCAAATGATTTTTTAGGTTTTCTATCCTCAAAATCATACTCCTCTTCTTGTTTGTTGTCAAGGATATCACTTTGAGCACTTTGTTCACAATCATACAAACGCATCTTGGCACGATCAATACCAACAATAAAACGCTTATGAATCGTTGGATCGTTATAACGGTTTTTTAACTGCTTAACTAATAACTGTCCCAGTTCTTCAAGTTCATCAGTTGAAATAAGGGCAAACATAAGATCAGCAGTAGCAGGGAGACCAAAGGACTCAGAAGTGTCAGTAAGCTCAACATCAGAGCTACCATAACCAGAACGAGTGGTCTGCGTGGCAGAAACGATAGGGACGTTTGCTTCAACAGCCAGTCCTCTAAGCTCTTCAGCAATAGCTTTGATATAGCTATATGAATTGACAGTGCTGTTTCCGCGATACCTGCTGGAAGCACATATATTAAGGTAATCAATGAAAATAATATCAGGTCTAAATGACTTCTTAAGTGACAATTCATTAAGAAGTGATTTAAAGTGTCCAGCATGAGCAGAAGCAGTAGGATACTCCTTGATAATCAAGGTGCCTTGAGTTTTCTTGGCAAGATTATTTACCTTGGTTTCAAACATACTCTTTGGCAGTTCAACAATATCCTGAATAGGAACATTCAGGAGGTTCGCGTCAATTCGTTCAGCAATGCGTTCTTCTGCCATTTCCATTGTAATGTACAGAACGTTCCTCCCTTGGAGCAAGACGGAGCTAGCCACATGGCACATGAATAGAGACTTCCCGACACCTGTACCAGCAAGCGCGATGTTAAGAGTTTTGTTAGGGAGCCCACCTTTCGTGATTTTGTTAAAGTAGTCGATATCAAATTCAATTTTTTCCTCCTTTCTATGATATGTTTCGTATCGTGATTCATAATCTTGTAAGTAATCATGACCGATGTGATTATCAAAACTTACTGATAGTGCATCAGATAGAATTGATGGAATAGCATCACGGTTCTTTTTCTCATCACCACCATCGGCAATGTTAATAGACTCCATAAGTGCCAAATAAATGGCACGATCACGACACCACTTTTCGGTTGTATCAGTTAACCATCCCTGTTCTACAGGAACATCTTCTAAACACTGAATAATGCGAACAAGTTCTTTGAAAGAAGACTCATTCACATCACTACGCTTCTCAACTTCAATCAGAAGAACTTCTTTAGTTGCAAGTTGATTGTATTCTTGGACAAACTTGAAGATTTCTTCAAAAATAATTTTTTGATGTGGATCTTCGAAGTATTCATTTTTAATAAAAGGAATTACCTTTCTTGCATAATCATCATTAAATAAAAGGTTTCTAAGAATTAGAAACTCAACCTTCTCCATAACTAAATTCCTTTCGTGCAATTTGGTCTAATTTTTCCATCACTTCTGGAGTGAAATATGTTTCTGGATCTTTTAAGATTGCCTTAGCATAAACCTTTTTGGTTTCGCCGTCAACACTCATTTCATATCGACCAGCAACGTTTTTCCAAAGTCCGCCAATTTCACCAAGTTCAAGAAGACCATAATATCGATCAAGACCACGCTCATCGTAATACAAACGCACTGTAACATCCTTGTTCTCCTTACTTAAACGCGACTTAGCAGTCTTTGCCTTGATAAGATTTCCAACAATTTCTGTTCCGTCCTTTTCTTTTTTCTTGCTGAGATGGATGATAGTAGAAGCAGCATACTTAAGACCGCTACCGCCTCCCATTTCCTTTGTAGGAACATAAGCGCCAATGACATCGTAGGTGTGGTTAGTGACAATCATAGGAATTTTTGCTTGACCAAGTTTGAGGGTGAGCATACGGAAAGCACCTTTAATAAGTTGGGATTTGGTCATGTCCCGAACTTGCTTATCATTGAGTGCGTCCGTAATTTCTTTCTCAGTGGAAAGCATTCCCAAAGAGTCTAGCACAAACATACAAGGTTTGCGATCATCTTCTGATGCTTTTAGATACATATCTACAGCACGGAGTGCTTTACTACGAAACTCCTCTACAGTGACAACATTCACAACCACTAAGCGAGTGGTATCAATGCCACGGGACTCAATAAGAGACTTAGTAATTGCGGCTTCAGTATCAAAGTAAAGGCAATAACTATCAGGGTTAGAATCGAGAAAGTTTTTAACAACAGCCAAAGAAAAGAAGGTTTTTCCAGTACTAGACTCACCAGCAATGGCAGTAATCTTATTCCCAGATACACCGCCAAATATAGACCCTGAACAAAGTCCGTTAAAAATGTACGAACCTGTGTCCACATAAGTTTCAGACTCGTCAATATCTGCTGCGAGTTTTGTGAAGTCATCGCCAATTTCTTTTACAATATCTTTTAGAAAGTCCATTAAGAGAAAAATGAATCAAGGTTTACAGTTTTTTCGACACTCCATCCAATAGAGTCAAGAATAGTTTTCAAAGGTTCTAAGAATGCTTTTTCAAATTGTAGTTGATAATCTACATATTTGTCAATTCCAAGTTCCTTCGGAAAGTCTTGAATGAAAGAAATAATATTCTCATGAATCACATTTGGTTTTTTGAGATAGCAGAACTTAATCTTCTCACCGTTTTGAATCAATGAATACTTATTGTCAAGTTTGTTTTGTTTAATATAATAGTTATAAAGGAGTGCTCCCCTCACATGAATTGGAGTTCCTTTTGTATAGATGTTACTGGTGCATCGATACTTACTTACGTCAGAAACACTACGAGGGAAAGAAATCTCTTCTGGAGGAAGTGATTTAAATTCTTTCCTACACTTTTCAATATAGTCAATCACCTCATCTTCTGTTCCACTCATCATCAACTTGAGTGCATCCTTAATCATCTTTCTACAAGGTGCGGGTGTTGATGACTTAACTGCTTCGATACCCATAATCTTAAGTTTAGGTTCAGAATAGCGAACACCCTCACTATCCCATACATTAAGAATGTAGCGTTTCTTTGCAGTCCAGATACCACGATCAGCGATGTTCTCACGCTTCATCTTCATTTTCTGTTCATATGCCGAAACGTAATCCGCAAGTTCCTGATAACTGGATTCGATGAATGGTTCCAGTTTCTCTTGGCAGATCTTATCAAGAATTGAAATAATTGCTGCTTTGTCGCCAGACTTATTAGCAAAAAATTTACTAACAAGAGGTCCAAAATTAAGATAAATTGAGTCAGTGTCAGATGCAATAACATAATCGACTTTCTCTGTTTTTAAAAGGGTATTTAGATAACCATTCACTTTACCTTCAATCCACCGAATAGAAACTTGACCAGAAAGTGTAATTGCTTCTGCATTTTCAAGTTTGTAATATCGAAAGTATTGATTACCAATAGCACCATAAGCAGAGTTCAACTGAATCTTGCGTGCCATCTGAATGTTATTACATCGTGCAATCTCCTTTTCTAGTTCCTTTGTTGGAGTCTTTTCATACGCTTGTTTTGCTACAAGCATTTTCTTTTTAAAGATTGTACGATCTTTATAAATCTTTTCCATAAGTTCTGGAAGAAATCCACGCACATCTTTACGATACATTGCACCGTTAGCACACACTGCATTATCTTTGTACATCTCAAAATTTATTTCTTCATTGAGAATCTTATTAACTGTTACTGTAGGATGCCTTTCATCCAAAAGAGTCTCTGGAGAAATATTATATTGCATAATCAAATGAGGATAAAGTGAATTCAAATCAAAACTTACAACATAATCATACTTTCCAGGAATTGGTTCTTTAACATAGGCACCAGCATACTTTGAATCTTTATCAGAACGAACAATGGGAGGAATTACAATGTTTCTCTTTTTGAGATAATTGTAGATAATCGTATCCCACATACGAACTTGTGAAAATACATCGGCATAGTTTGCTTTAGCGTCATATGCCATAACAATTGCAAGTTCAATCAGTTTCATCTTGTCTTCCATACGGTCAACAAGTTCCACGTCAATGATGTTGTACTCTACAAACTTCTGCCATCCGTTGGTGTAGAAGTCTTTGAATGTGTCGAACTCGGAGTGGTCAAGTTTCTTTTGCCCAAGTTCAACGCTTGCAATATAGTCAAGTCGGTAAGATTCTTGCGCTTTATAAGTAAACTTCTTGTAAAGGTTAAGATAATCAAGTTGAGTAATACCACCAACATCGTAGGAAATATTTTTGCGTCCAGCAATATAAGTTTCTTTTTCAGTAACAAGACCCCAAGGTGAAAGACGTTTCATTAGTTTTTCACCAAGAACACGATTAATACGACGAACCAAGTATGGCATATCATACAATTCACTATTCCATCCAGTCACAACCTCAGGGGTGTTCTCTTCAACCATCCACCAGTTAATAAAAGAACTTAGAAGTTCGTGCTCAGATTCAAACTCTTTATAAATTACATTTGATTGCTTATTATCGAAAGGTCCTTGACCCCAAGTACGAATCTGTTTAGTAGTATAGTCTTGCACTGTAATAAGCAAGACTTCTTCTGCTGCAGATTCAACATCTGGAAATCCATTTTCCGATTTAACCTCAATATCAATTGTTGAGATTTTAATTTTTGTTGCATCAAACTTAATTTCATCTTCAGGATACTTCTCAGAAATATACTGATAAATGTATCTATCGTTTCCATAGATTTTAAAGTTATCCACTCCATCATACTTTTTGATGAATTCCCTACAGTCCCGCACCAATCCAGGACTAATAGGTTCTACAAATTCTCCTTCCAAAGTTTTATATTTTGTTTTCTTTTTTGAAGGAACAAATAATGTAGGCGAATACTCTTCCCTAAACATTACATGTTTGCCATTATCATATCCACGAACGAGAAAATGATTCCCGATCATTTGAACATTGGTGTAGAATCGCATTATTTAATCAGGTCTTGGTACTTTTCAAGTAGAGTGGGTTTAGGGTCACAAATAGTCAGAATCTTATCAGAGTGGATCATACAAGTATTCTGATTCGTATATTCAACCAACCAAGGCGAAAGTGTCATATCTGCCTGGTTGAGAATAAAAGGTTCTATAAGTTTACAATCAGGTTCTCCAATTTCAGAACCAACTTCATCAATCTCCGATATCAGAATCTGGTTGTTCATCATCACCAAAAGTTTTATCTGCTTCGGCATTGTTCAAAACTCCTTTTTCATACATAATTTTTAATTTTTCTATGGGTTCTACTAATGTAATAACCCAGTCTGCAGAAACGGGAACATCCTGATCTGCTGACAGTGGAATCCAAGGAAACATACCAATTTCAAAAGACCTGTTTCCTTGTAGGTCAGAAAGGTTTTGTTTATTTTCAAGTTTTACAACACACGGTCTTTTGAAAATATACCCAATTACTTTTTCTTCTTCGTCTTGTTTGATAACCATCTCTTGCATATCAGAGATAATATCTTCACCAGATTTCAGAACGGCAAGTTTTACTGTCATAATTTTTTTATACCTCCCATTTAATATACCATAAAAAAGGAGGGGTTGCAACTGGATTTGGCCAGTTACCCCTCCGTCTGCGACGACGATATTCAATTTTATTTATGGAGTTGTTAGAAAGATATCTGCTGTGGGTGGACCATTAGGGTAGTATGCTACCGATGGTCCAACTACTAAAAAGAGTCATTGCTGTTCCAATTGCAAGAGTAGCGGCTGTGAGATTCATAAGTCGTCCTCCTTGTTTTTACATAACTATCTATATTATACTGTATCACTGTGATACACTTCTGTATCAACCGCAGCAGAAAATAGTCAGGATTTAGAGATAATCCTTTCTCTTATGATGATCTGGAACAATCTTTTGTAATGTTACTGTCAGTAACCCATCCTCAAATACAACTGATCCAACTTCCGTTTCATCTGAGAGGGTCCAAGATCTGGTGAAAGATCTCTGAGCCACTCCTCTGTGGACATAATCGGTTCCAGTTTCTTTATCCTCTTTCTGTCCTTCGACAAAGAGTTTTCCGTCTTGAGTGTAGACATTGACTTCTGCTTTTTTGAATCCTGCTAATGCGAGTTCTAGTCTCGATTCTGTGTTGCTGACCGTGACTAGATTATATGGAGGATAGTTTGTCGTTGTTTCTTGCAGTCTAAACAGACGATCAAAGTATTCATCCATACCAATACTGTTTCTATTTATACGGTCAAACAGTTGATCCATGTTTGCAGCATGATACTTCATGAGGTTAGTCATTTGTACTTCTCCTTTTAAAGCGAGATTTGATTGTGTGGACCCCGAAGGCATCCACTATTATATAGTAGCACAGAACATAAAAAAGAGGGTGTTGCAACCCTCACCTTTTTATTCGGTTTTACATAAAAGATAAAATACTTTCACTTTTACTATTAATTCTTTCCTCAGTTAATTCAAAATATTCTTTATTCATTTCAATACCAATGAAGTTTCTTCCACACTGCTTTGCAGCAACACCAATAGCACCGCTGCCCATACATGGATCAAGAACAGTATCACCCACATTTGAACTTGCTTCGATCAATCTTTCCATTAGTTTGACTGGTTTAGGTGTGGGATGATCTTTGTAATGCTCAATAGGATTTCTCCACACAGCAGACTTACAATGTTCATTAAACACAGCACCAGATTTTTTTGCAAATACACAATTTTCGATACTGGATAACCAAATATGCTGACCATTCATAGGAGAAGGGTTAGTCTTCTCCCAAATACAATGACGCACTGACAGTTTATGCTCAATCAAACGATTGCGAATATGAGATACTTGAACTGATCCACAGAAAATGTAAATACTGCCCAAAGTCACACGCACAACTTCATCAATAAAATCGTCAAGTGGAAATGTAATAATGTCTGCGTGACTTTTATCAAGGTTGCGAAGTCCACCACTCTTACGATTCACTTCATCGTAAGGAATATCTGTCAGAGTAACAGAAATACTCCCATCAGCGAGTGACGGGAGCACGTTCATACAATCATCGTTATATAGTTTTACATCACTCATAGTTGAAAATAATTGTGCTTGGACATACTTTAATTAGGCGTTCCCAATCAATTGCATAACTGATTGTATTCCAACCCTTATTTTTTGCAATCTTTTTATTCCGGTCATTCATAGGGAAACGACTTTTCTCAAATCCACTTTTTAGTTCTTTTCTACGAACAAGTGCTGCTTTTTTAAGACCAGGCATGACATACAATATGCCATCATTTATCTTATGATTGCAAACTGCCCAACCAGGAACGGGCATCTTATTGGAATAATAACCAAAATCTTGACTAACAGTTTCTGCAAGAAAATCATCCCATTTTGCATTAGGATCACGAAACTTATAGTCCAATGTAAACTCTTTGCTTTCACCAGTTTCCATATGAATCAAATTGAAAGTTGCATCAACTCCCGCTTTGTTCTTGAACAATGAAACAGAATCTGTTCCATAGTTGTCCTCAAAAGTATCATAATCAATACGAACATTCAATCGTTCTTGAAGTTCGATGTTTAACTGATGAATTACTGAGAGATGCTCACCAGTTTCGATAATACGTTTTTCTTTTCTCAGTGACTCATTAAAATCGTGCAGTTTGTGATTCTTAAGGTAGGGACGACGAACTTGGTAGGAAGCAGTCATGGAGGTTTGGTTTTGTATGCACGTATTATAAAAGAAAACCTCAGGAGTGTCAAGCACTTCCTGAGGTCGTTTATGTTATGAAACAAAAAAACCAAAGTAGCTAACCCTGTTGTTTTTATTCGGTTTTACACCTCATCTTCAAAACACATTTCAAAGGGTTATAAGATCTGACTTAGCAAATCTCACTGTTATTTAGTAACTTAAAAATTATACCACAGTTACATGCTGTGTCAAGTCAGGAGAGTAACTAAACTTGATGTCACCTTTCCATCCACGTTGAGTATGAACAGCAGCAAGTTGGAACCCTAATTGAGGCCAAGGGTTCTTAGGTGTAGGCACATTGTATATTTCTTTCAAGGCAAATCCTGCCTCACGCATATCACGAATCCTACGCTTTGTTGTATAGTGATTGATAGTGGTAAGATACACGATGTTATCAGCAATCTGCATACCATGTTCAAGAAACTTTTGCATCTTACTCCAAGGTGGATTAGTGATAATCCAATTTACCTTTTGTTTATATGTTAAAAAGTCTTTATCTTCTGCAAGTTCACACCAATCTTTATCATCAGTATTGAAGTTATCATAGAAAGCACCTGTACCACGACAAGGATCAAGAATCCTCCCAGTAGGATTGAAATGCTCAATAATCTCTTTCGCCAGATACTCTGGCGTCATCACAATATCCTTATCAGGAGTATTCTTTGGGGGACAAAATGCTCTCATTTATTAAATGTTCTCCTATTAGATTTTATCACAATGTTAATGTCTTTCTTTATGTATTTTATACCACTTGATAGCATTTCATCAAGTTTGAAAGAGCACTGAACTCTTCTCTGATTTTTACTATCAACTTTTGGATTTATTCTCATCAATGAATTTTTACACTGAACTTGTTCTTTAAGAAAGTTTCTTTCTTTTAAGGTTATTTTTTGTCCTTCTTTACCGTGAGGAATATTCTTTACAAATTCAACAAATGACTTTACATTTCCATAATTCATACTTCCCCAAATTTTAGAATAATCATCAGATGTTATGAAAAATTCATATTCAGTATGAAAAACTTTGTTGCTACCTTGTTGAGTATAACATCCTACTATCATCCTATATTCCTGCTCCAACATTCTTTTGAGGATGTCAGCACATTCTACAGTTTTTTTGCCCGTCGTTTTAATACTTAAGTTAAAAGGAACTATAATACCTTTCACCATGTCAAACGATGAAGTATATCCATTTGGTTTTAATTTATCATATTCAGTTTTTGATAGTCCGCTAAGTTCCCTAATTTTTAGATCTTCAAAAGCATTTCCATGCTGCTGAACTTCAGACACTAGTTATCTTCGAGGAAACCTATTATAGGACATAAAAAGACCCTCGTCAAGAGGGTCACGGGTGTTCCGATTGTAGAGTGTGCCGCACGAAAAGCACGGAACTATTTATGCCTCTTCCTGTGTCTTTCCCTTCTTACCAATATTATACTTCTGCTCCAATACCCAATCAGACTTATCCTTATATGCAAGAACTTTAATCTGATTCAGTGGTGCAATGTCAAGCACTGCTTCATCATTCACAATACCAATAAGACCCCAGTCAGCAAGAAGTCTTACAATACGATTGCGTCGTTGAACATCATTCACAGTAAGATTTGCGTGCTTGCCATCTAGAGCAAACAATTCCTTAAAGTGAACAATGTAATATCGTCCCTGTTTATGTAGGATATGGCACGATTGATAGAGCTTTTTCTCTTTCCTAGATGCAACCCCAATACGAGTCAAAGTTTCTCGCACTTTCAAAAAGTCATCTGGTTCATTCAAAGTGACCTCCACCATCATATTAGGAGACCAGTTTACCTGAGGTTCAATTGTTTGAGTAGTCATTTCGTTCCGCCAGTTTCAAGTCGTTGTTTAATAAAATCTAATTGTTCCTTATTCAGAATTCTCAAAGCTTGAGATGCTTTCTCATTACTATATCCATAGTATTGTTTAACGCATTCTAAATCTTTGACCTTATCTTTTCGGATCCAGGGAGAGAATCTCTTCTTTTTCCTAAGACTATTTAGATAAAACAAATATTGCATATCTTTGCTTATATGATGATTCATATTCATCTCATTTGCAAAGAGGATGCAATCAATATGTCCCGACAAACAACGATTAATAATATAAGGAGGATATGAACTAATTTCCTCCGACAAATCTTCTTTAGTAAAATTAATTGAGTTCAACCAGTCCTTCAGTTCCATAATTAAATAACACAAGTTCCTTTCTGCTTTTTTGCTCTCGCATATATTCACCAACTGACCTCATTGTATATGTAAGGTCAAACTCACCTACACCCCATCCACTAAATCTATCACGAATTAATTGAGATGAATTGTAGGATATAAGTTGAGGACCAATAAAACGATCACAGATTACAGCAAAACCATCGTGATCAAATCCTTTATGCATTGACCCACGCTTACCATACAAGTTAGAACCAATCTCATATGGTGGGTCAAGATATGTGAATACATTTCTATCGTCAGTAAGGAGTTCCTGATAACGAAGATTAGTAATCTTCCAGTCCTTGACGATACTTCCATATCCAGGAAGTTTCTCAATACCCCTCATAGAGAAATTTGAGTTGGATGCCTGCTTACTAAAAGAAGATGATTCAGTAAGACCAGAGAAACTACACTTGTTTACAACATAAAATGCTGCTGCCCTCTGCAAATGCGGATTCTCTTTATCGTCTACTTCAGTTTTCATCTGAAGAAATAAGTCTTTTGCAAGTTCTGGTGTTGAATGTTTAGACTTGTATTCCTTCAGAACTTCACACAAATCTTCTGGTTCATCACGAAGAATACACCAGAAGTTATACAAAGGTTCATATAAATCGTTTACCCAAATATCAAGACTTGGATACTTCTTGCTGATGTGAATAGCAACGCTGCCCCCACCAATAAAGGGTTCACGATACTCCCTATAATCACGAAGGTCTGGAAGGTATTGTTCCAGTTTGACGCAAGCACGGGACTTGCCACCAGGATATCGTAAAGGTGTCTTAAAAGATTTCAAATTCGCATTCATATTCTTCATAATATACTTTTTCAGTAGCAATATCAATAAGTCTGTTAAAACTTTCAGACATCATACGATACCCACTTCCAACATAAATTTGTCCAAAAACTACTGCTACTGTAGCAGTTCCCCAGAAAATATAATAGAATCTGGATTTTACTTGATGCTGTTTTTTCTTTTTCATAATCAGAGAATCAGTTTCTTTTCATCAGGAGTAATCAATTTACTTCCATAAAGTTCATTATACTTTTTCTTCACACTAGAATTAACTTCTGCAATGTAAACAACATGAGTTTTGGACATAACGATCTCTGAGTTATCATCATCAATCACAGTTGCCCATGGAGCAAATCCAACACTTTGACCTGTGGGAAGAACAACCAGACCATTCTGCACAGTCACGGTTGTGTCGTTTTCGGAAAGAAGTTCTGCAACGACTTCTTCACCAGTGATAATACGAAATAGTTTTACGTTCATAGTTCTAAATTAATTACTTAAACTCGCATTCTACCATAATTTCAGTTAGTGCCGCCAAGAAGTTAATTTCTTGGTCCGCACAAAAGGCAATCTGATACTGATACTTAGCAACAATAAGCACAGCAGCAGGAACGCTATTGTTTTCAAGGGATGTAAGAAGAGCATCGTAAATACGACGAAGCAATACCCCAGAATCATTGTCCAGATTATTAACAACCCACTTACGGACTTCAGTGAAGTTCTTTTGCTTGAGGTTTTTAATGAGGTCATTTACAGAAACATCAGAGAAAG